TTATTCAGCAAGCTCGCCCACAAGCAGTGCGGCGCGCGAGCCGGTGATGTGGACGTCGGCCCACTGGCCGATAAGACTTTCAGGAGCCTTGAACTCCACGACCAGATTGTTGTCGAGACGTCCGTTGACGGTGCCCTCATTGCGGCCCGCAGCCTCGACCAGCACGCGGACGGTCCTGCCTGCCATGGCGGCGGTGGCGGCAAAGGCGAACTCCTCCTGCGTTTTCAGCAGGCGGTCCATGCGGGCGGCCTTCTCAGCGTGGGTCGTTGGGTCGGGCAGCTTGGCTGCCGGGGTGCCGGTGCGCTTGGAATAGATGAAGGTAAACAGCTGCATATAGCCCACCTCACGGATGAGGTCGAGCGTTGCGGCAAAGTCCTCCTCCGTCTCGCCGGGGAAGCCGACAATGATGTCGCTGGAGAAGGTCACACCGGGAATTTTTTCCTTGGCGTAGCGGATCAGATCCATGTACTGCGCGACGTTGTAGTGGCGGTTCATCTCCTTGAGCAGCCGGTCCGAGCCGGACTGCACGGGCAGGTGGATATGCTTGCACAGATGCTCCTGCGCGGCAATCGTGTCGATGAGTTTGCGGCTGGCGTCCTTCGGGTGGCTCGTCATGAAGCGGATCTGGTAGTCGCCGGGGACTTCGCACAGCAGGTTCAAAAGGTCGGCAAAGTCGATGGGATGTTCCAGCCCCTTGCCGTAGCTGTTGACGTTCTGGCCCAGGAGGGTGATCTCCTTATAGCCCTGCTCGACAAGCTGCCTGAACTCCGCCAGAATTGCGGCGGGCTCGCGGCTGCGTTCCCGCCCGCGGACGTAGGGCACGATGCAGTAGGTGCAGAAGTTGTCGCACCCGTACATGATGGGCAGCCACGCGCGGAAGCCGGAATCGCGGCGGATGGGCAGCTCCTCGACCACGGCGTTGCGCTCGGCGGGCTTTTCCAGATAGCGCTTGCCCTTGCGGATGCGCTCGGCCAGCATAGCGGGCAGCCGGTCAATGCCGTCCACGCCAAAGACAAGATCCACATAGGGGTAGCTCTGGCGCAGCTTTTCGACGATGTGCTCCTGCTGGGCCATGCAGCCGCAGACACCGATCATCAGGCGCGGGTTCTGCTCCTTGAGCTTTTTCAGCGCGCCGACATTGCCGAAAACGCGCTGCTCGGCGTGCTCACGCACGGCGCAGGTGTTAAACAGGATGAGGTCGGCGTGTTCGACATTGTCGCACAGGCCGTAGCCGACATCCTGTAAAACGCCCTTGATCTTCTCGCCGTCGTTGACGTTCTGCTGGCATCCGTAACTCCGAGTATATACGAGGGGCGGATGGTCGTAATACTGCATAATGATGTCTTGGTACTTCTCCCGATTTTCCATCTGGCTATAATCAATTCGTTCTACCTTTACGGCCATTTTACCACCTTTTCACGTTTCATCGTTCAGAATTTCAAAGTATATTGTGTTCGAGGTACCACTCGGCTTCCTCGGGGGTCACTGTATAAACATTCGTCGGGCAGGACGGAATATCGCTGTAAACTACCACGAAATAGAAGCCCGAACGGTCTTGATACAACTCCCATGCGAAATGGTTCTGGATGCCCTCTGGGTACTTCCGGCAGGTAAAACTCGCTGCCAGCGAGTCAGCTTTTTCTGTATCGCAAACATAGCCGTTGCACATCTTGCAAATCGGCGGGCCCGCGCTGGGGGTTCTCTCCCAGAGCAAGTTCTGTTGCCCGTCGTTTTTCTCGATCTTGACGGTCGCCCCCATGATAGCCATTGATTCGCAAAATTCTTCCGCTGTAAGGCTATTTCTCAGCAATCTGTTACCGAGACGCTGGCGGCTGTAACCCATCTTTTCGGCCAGTTCGTGAAGTGCCGTTCCCGTGTCTTTCATCCTTGCGCGAACCAAGTCAGCACAATTCATTTTATTATATCCGATATTCGTTTCCTTGTCAATTTTAGCGGACACAAAAACACCTCATTTCATGCTCTATTTTTCATGCGTACCGGGAGTACAAGGGCCGTAAAACCCTCGTTCTCAATCTTCATAGGTGAGAGTGAGCTATTCAGTAGTGCCCGGATGCCCTCACCTTTGGTGGCGCTAATCCCATTCAGCAGGAGAATGTCGTCGAACGCAATGTTCATCGGCTCCGGGATGGTGCCTTGGCACAGCACGTCCTCGTGGAATTCAACGCCCGTCAGCCGGGATGTGATGTAGCAGCTTTCGCCGTCGATGTGCAGCACCACCGGCTCGCGGTGCTTCAAGTCCATCAAGTTCTTGACGCGCGTGGCGGCCCCCAGCAGACTGTCGCGGTCAAACACAACATCGTACTTGCCCGCTTTCGGGATGACGCTCTCATAGTTCATGTACTCGCCGCAAATAAGGCTGGTCGTCAGCGTGTAGTCCTCGGTGCTGAAGACCGCTTTCTTGTGGTCGCCGGTAATCTGACACTGGCCGTGCAGGTCGAGAGCGGCCAGGCTCTTCGCCGTCTCGTTGGGCAGGATGAAGTGGAAATCTTCTTCATACGGAAACTCGACCTTTGCCAGCTGGGAGCCGTCGCACCCAACGAGGTTCAGCTTTCCGTTCTCGGCCTTGAAGTAAATCCCCGTCATGGCTGGGCGGTTCGGATTCAAGGACACCGCGTAGCCCACGCGCTTGATGGCGGCGATAAGTTCCTCGGCATCCACGGACACGTTTCGCATTGACAGCCGGGACCTTTCCCCACTTCGGCAGCAGGATTTCCTGCATCTCCGTCGCCGGATTTGGCCTTTGTTGAGAGAGCCGCGCGTTCAAAGTGTCGATGGCTTCGCGGTGTAGCTTGAACGTGCGGCGCAGATACTTCTCGTCGGAATCGTCAAAGTCCGGCTTGAATGAGAACAGCATTTCCGCAATCTCCCGCCACTCTGCGCCGTCGAGGTAGCGCATTTCAAGGACGGAACGCTGGTCGGGCTTGTGGATGCACCCGATGATGCTCCGCAGCTCGTCGCGCTCTCTGTCGCGGTCTGCGATCAGTTCCCGGATGTCGGCTTCTAGCTTTTCCTTACGTTCCAGCATTTGGCCGATTTTGTCCACATCGGATGACGGGTTATGCGGCATCCCGGACAGGCTCGGGCTGGATACGCCTTTCATGCGGAGAATAAGGGTTTCCAGCCGCTCTATCTGATTGTCGATGTACCTGTTGTCGTCGCGGTGACGTTTCAAGCGTGCTTCGATTTCCGATACTTCTCTCAATGAGTCCATCCCCCTTTTCAGCGGCATGGACTCGGCCACGCCTTACGACGGTTTCTTGGCTTCTTCGCGGACAATCGGCTTGTGCAGCAGGTCATAGTTTTGAATCGCAATCTGAACGACAGCCAGCACATCGTACATTCGGACGGTCACCATACCGCCGTTTTCACGCGACAGGCTGATAGTGTCATCTTCTGCGTCCACCATGATCTTGACGGCTTCCGGCTGCTGCGACTCAATGCCGGTCTTTCGGCCGTCCTCAAAGGTGAATGTGGTGTAGACCCCGTCGGTCATGTATTCCATCTGTGCCGGGGTCATGCCGTGTGACCGCTCAATCTTCCGTTCTGACATTTTCAGACTCCTCTCTGCGCTTCGGACACCATAAAGGGCTGTACTTCATGGCTTCGCCGTAGATTTTCTTTTCATCCATGATACCGCACACTCGCATCGGGCGGCCCTTGGCAGGGTTCTTGTTCACCACCTGCAGGTGGCTGCACTCCTTGCACTTTGGTACTCTCCTGCGCATGCTTACTCCTCCGGGACTTCGTCGCTGTCCTCTGCTTCCTTGCCGGGGTTGTTATCGGCGGCACAATTTTCGGAATTTTCCTCGACCTCGTGGAATTCGGCATCCACCGCGTCGTCATCCTTGCCCGCCGGGGCGGCCTTTTCTTCGGTGGGTACGCGCTCGACACCGCAGACCCAGCTTTCAGCCTGCTCCTTGATGTCCTCGATGTGCATTGCCGAGATGGTACACTCGACAAACCGGCCGCCGTCCGTGATTTCATACTTTGCACCGTAGCCTTGCAGCAGGTCAACGATGGCCTTTCTCGCTTGGATGTCGTAGTCATCGGCATCGAACGGGCCGAACTTGACATTGTAGGCATCGTTCTCGTGGCCCTGCTTGGATTCTTCCGAGCCGTCACCCAGCATAGCCACGGGCGCGGAGGGTGCGCTTTCCGGGCTGCCAGGCTGCTCGTTGTCCTTTTCCTCGGTGTCGAACAACGTGGTCTGTGCGCTCTTTACCGGGCGCAGGACGTATTCGCCCTCCTCCTCGTCGTAGACCATCTCGGCGTTCGGATTCACCATGCCGCTTTCCCGCTCCTTGATGGCCATAACGCTAGACACTTGATGCTTGAACTTCGGTTTCAGCTGACCCTCGTTCTCGCCGGTCGCGCTGATCGTCAGCTTGAGGTTGATGTCTGCCTGCCCGGACTTGCCCTTGACGATGTTGCCGAGGGCCTTTTTCAAAATCGCGTCGAAGTTGTCACGCATCTCGTTGAACACGCTGCTGCTGAGGTTGATTTCGGTACAGTTTTCTTTACACATATTGCAAATTCTCCTTTATTTCGGTTTTGTATTTAACGAAAAAGGGCCTATTCCACGAAATGAACCCAACTTTTCGCGGTGAAAAAGTTGAATTCATTCCAAATTTAGCCACTGACCCATCTGCTGGTATCGGTATCGTTTGTCAGCCAAACCGATACTTTCACCATCGGGTTATCCGAATATCGCTTCACCACGCGGGCATCCACGATTTGGGAATCATCCCTGTACGCAATGCCGTTCAGCGCGTCCGAGACGATTTTGCCCACGTTATCCCAATCCGGCTTGGTTATCGGCCGCTCCGCTCCTGCGCGCATCAGGCTCTTTTTCTTCGCGCTCGCGCTCTTGGGGATGGGCCGATAGGCCACAACCAGCATGGACAGCGGCTCGTTGTCCGGGAATCTCGCGCCGTGGGCTGCCATCTGATAGCACCACTTGACGGTTTCCTCGTAGTTCTTCGTCTTGGCGGGCGTGTACACTACCCCTGTCGCCATGTTCGTCCTCGGGCGCTCCTTGGCAACCGGCTCGCCGGGGACCTCAAAGCTAATTCGCGTCAAGGGATTCATCCTTGGAAGCCTCCTTGTACTCAACCCACCAGTAGTAGGCGTTCGACTTTGCCGTTTTCTTGTACCGGGTCATCTTTACGATGTACCCGTTCCGCGCAAGGATGGCCGCCAATGCGTCGCGGTCAGCCTTGTCATCCACGCTAATTTTCAAAATTCCACCTACGGGATGCTGAATTTATAACCGCCAACCTGCTTTTTCTGAATTGCAGCGGGGTCTTCCTTGCTTACTTTTTCGACCACCCATTTGAGGATGGCGCTGTAATCGTCGTGGTACACCTTGTTTCCTCTGTGGCGACGGGCATCTCGCAGCCTATAGGGCAGACATTCTTGCAGTAATGCGGTTTCAGCTGAGGGGCATTGTAGACATCAGCCATGCGGATGACGTTCTCAACCGGCACAAATTTTGTCAGTCCCAGTTCATAATCCGCGAGGGTCGAGGGCGAAATTCCAAGGGCTTCCGCTGCCCCCTCTCTGCTGGATAGCCTGTCGTTGTACATTGCGGCCTTTTTCCTCGCCTCGTAGTACACATTACCTACCGCTTTAGTTGCAGCTGCTCCCATTTAATTCACCCCCATTTCTCGGTAAAATAAGTTCGTAGTGGAAAGAATCGCCAGCAAAGTTTCCATCTGTCAACTTTTGGTCGCAAAAAATAGCGTTGAACTGTGCCATGTCCATACCCGTGTAGTTTGCAATCTGGACTGCCTTGTTCAACTGGATTCCTGTCTCGTTTTTCAGCCACTTGTTGATAGATGCCCGCGGTATATCTAAATCACGCTCAATGTCGCTGATTTTCAGCCCCTTTGCAACCAAATGGATACGGAATAGCGTCTCGTTCATCGTCTCACCACCTTGTTTTTTAGGTTAAGTTTATTATAACTTGCCAACTGTCAAATGTCAATGGAAATATTGACGTTTGGCAATATTTATTTACATATCGCAAAATTTTAGGTATTCTATTACATATAAAGGAGGCTTTGTCCATGATAAACAACATTGAAGAAAATTTTCACTTCGACCAAATTCTGGCGCACGCTATGGATGAGCGCGGAATGAACGCCGTACAGCTGGCTTCTCTAACGGGCCTGTCCTCCGGTGCGATTTCCCGCTACCTTGCTGGCGACAGGCAGCCCACCGTGTACAGCATTCAGCAGATTGCCAAGGCTCTCGGAGTTTCTGCCGACTACCTCGTAGGCATCGACCCCGTGCTGGCCCCGCCGAAGAAATCCGGCGACCCCGAGGAAATCATTCTGCTGAACGCATTCTCCAAGGTGAGCGACGATGACCGTGCCGTCCTGTGGGCGCTGCTGCGGAAATATATGACTCCGCACGACCGCGCCCTGCTGGAAGCCCTTAACCAAGACAACGAATCCGGCGCCGTATAATTTACCTGCCGTATTCGGACTAAGGGGAGGGCTTCATCATGCAAAAGAACCAGACGAAAAAAGCCGCTCTCTATATCCGAGTTTCTACCCACTACCAAATCGACAAGGATTCTCTACCATTCCAGCGCAACGAACTGATAAACTACGCGAAATACGCTCTCGGCATTGATGACTACGCCATTTTCGAGGACGCTGGCTACTCCGGCAAAAATACGGACCGCCCGGCGTACCAAGACATGATGCGCCGGATCCGCGCCAAGGAATTTTCTCACCTCTGCGTTTGGAAAATTGACCGCATCAGCCGCAATCTTCTTGACTTTGCTGCCATGTATGAGGAGTTGAAGAAATTCAACTGCACGTTCGTCTCCAAGAACGAGCAATTCGACACGTCCAGCGCCATCGGCGAAGCCATGTTGCGCATCATCCTCGTATTCGCCGAACTCGAGCGCAAGCTGACCGCCGAGCGCGTCACGTCCATCATGTACTCTCGCGCCAACAAGGGCCTTTGGAATGGCGCTCCTATCCCGTTAGGCTACAAATGGGATGCCAAGGGCAAATACCCCGTCATCGACGAGGATACCGCCGTTGTGGTGCGCTATATCTACGACCAGTACGAGAAAATCCACAGCACCATGAAGCTGTCCGACAAGCTGAACCGCGAGAACATCAAGTCGGCGCGCGGCGGCGAGTGGACGGGTACAACCGTAAAAGGAATCCTGCGAAACCCGTTCTACAAGGGAACCTATCGGTACAACTACAAAACGCAGACCGGGCGCATCAAGCCCGTGGAGGAGCAGATCATCCACGAGGACAACCACCCCGGTATCATCGACAAGGAGCAATGGGACCGTGTGAACAAAATTCTCGACGAAAATTCCACCCGTTCCGTCGCGCAGCTGCGCTCAAACGTAAAGTACACGCACATCTTCTCCAAGCTGCTGCGGTGCGGCCAGTGCGGCCACACGATGGGCGGCGGGCTTGACCGGGCGCGGTCTGACGGATACCGGCCGTCGCGCTACTACTGCACCTCGCACACGAGCAAGTCAGGATGCACAAACGGCGTTTACAGCGACGTATACCTCGGGCCTTTCGTGTTCAACTACATTGCAAACCTTGTGCGGGCCCAGCGGGCGCTCACCGACAGCCAAAAGCCGCGAGATTTGGAACGGATGCTGCTCCGTGGGAAATTCTTTGACAACGTCGCGGGCATCGAGCAGCAGGGTTTGCTCGACACCTATAACACGATTCTCTACGGCAGCGGCGAGGATGTCATGCTGCAACCCAGCCCGGAGATTGCCGCGCAAAGCGCGTCCGAACTGGAATTGCTGGACCGCGACCAAAAGAAATATGAGCGCGCGCTGGAACGCATCGAGCAGCTGTATTTGTACAGCGAGGAATCCATGCCGGAAAAAGACTACGTTCTGAAGCGGAACGAACTCAAAGCCATGCTGGACAACATTGCCGAGCGCCGCGCCGAGGTAAATTCTCGTCTTGGCCTTGCCCCGGCCAGTAGCGATTTCTTGGAAAAAGCCACCTACTTCTACCTCACAAACAGCTTGAATCAGAAGCGCTCTCTCGACTTCCGCAAGATGGTCGATACTTTCGAGCCGAAAATGCTGCAAGACTTTCTGTGTTCTCCCTCTAGGCGGCGGATCCTCTCAGCATCGCTTTTCCTTCCCGCTTCATCCGCCGGGCGCATCACCAAGGCAAACAGCATCATCCCCAGCCCAAAGCCCAAAAAGCCACCCACACACATAGCCAACACCATTTCATCCGACATATTCCCTACTGATTTCCTCCCTTGTACCGCTTTTGGCGGTTCTTCTTTTCCTGCTCATGCGTCAAGTTCATTGCATCTATCGGCGCAAATTGCTTGCTGTACGCCTTTTCGGCTTCGAGTTCTTTCTTCCATCTGATGTACCGTTCGCATACGCTGTGACACCCTGCCTGTCTGTACGCACAGCCATAACATGGTGCAGTCATCTCGCTCCCTCCTACTCCCCGTGACGATGTTCCATTTCGATAGGGCCGTCATCCTCGGTGTGCTTTTCTTGCTCGATTTGCTCACCCTCGCGGAATCCTATCTGATAGCCCAGCGCCATGCACAACACACAGGCCGCCGTCTGAATCAGCGCAGCGCATAGAATAGCCAAATTCATCAATCTACCTCCTCAGACCAATATTCTTCGCGGCATTCGCCGCATGTGATATTCCTGCAACTTTTTTCTTCCCTGTAACCAGCATCGAACGTGTTCGGGCAAAAAGTCAGCGCCCCATCTGTTACTTCCGCTCGCGGAAACATCTCTAAAAATTTCATCTGGCGGGTCACAATAGGGTTTTCTTTTCCCCACTTTTCGATGATTTCGACTCGCTTTTTGATTTCTTTCTCGTCTTTCGTAATATCGCACCCGTTCGGCAGAACACAATGCGAGCAATCCTCCTGCTTATAGTGCATACGCGCCAAGATTTTCAAATATTCAACAGCATCCAAGTCTTGTAACCTCCCTCTTAAACTCTCTGTATGCCCGTGTGTACTCATACGACGGCTCGAAGATGTGCGATACCGCGTTGCCCAGCTTCGGCTCGAACTGGTTCAGCATGAGCAATTCGTCCTCGAAACGCCCGGCAAACGGGCAGCCAGCACATCCTGTCCGCCTGCACCCGTACAGCGTATAGGCTTCACTGTGGCAGATTCCGTAGCATTTCTCGAACAGCGCTTTGTCCTCACTTTTCCACCAAAACAGTGGAAAATACTGCAATCCGTGCCGTCCGTCTGACATGCAGCTCTTGTAATTTGTGGAGCGAGCCCCCCCTTCGGCCTTTCTGACCCCTATAAACTGGATACCCGCCGCGTACTTTTTCCTTGCCAAGTCTCCGGCGCTTTTCTTCGCCAAGTCACAGCATTTTTTCGATATGCTGAACGTGGGCGGATTCCGCACCATAAACTCTTTCAAGTAGGCCGCCGACGCAATCTCCGTCTGCAACGGCCTGTGCGGCTCGGCTTTCCAGTTATTGCACCACCACCTAAGTGCCGCTTTGCATTGCGGATACTCCGCGTAGAGGACATCGAATGGCTTATCTTCCCACTTGAAATTGTGCTTTTGTAGTCGCTCTATGTATTCCGAGAACTGCTTGCTGTAAAACGGATAGCCGACGGATCGGACCGCGGCTGCCACTTTCTTCTTGCCGGATTCCTCGTGTATCTCGATTCCATACCGGCCTTTCAGATAGCGGATGTGTGCCTTGGTCGCATCCATCTCTATCCCAGTATTGAACCACACATAGTCCACCTCACAGCCGCTCCCGGGCTTCAAATGCTCCACGACATCGACCATGTCATCGCTGTCGGATCCGCCGGAAACCGACACCAGTATCCTGCTGTGCTGGTCCATCACACTCTTCGTTTTGCAGAAACCGTCATACACCGCAAGCGGCAGCAGGGTAATTTCCCATTTTGCCCAACGGCCTGGCCGATTTCTTTTAGCTGCCGTATCAGTTCCGGGTTCGCCTTTTCATACGGGACACTCGTTCCGCGCTCATTGTCAAACCGCAGATTTTTCGGCTTTCTCACGCCGCATCAGTTCCTCTCTGATTTCGCCCGCCAGCCGAAGCCAGCCGGGTTCGTCGATTTTTCGGTCGCCGTAACCTGGCATTTCTGCAAGGTCTTTCGACATCACTTTCAGACTCGATGTCTCGATTTCTTTCAAATTGTCGTGGACAAAGCGCTTGACGATGCTCGGCATATAGGTCTGACGGCCGCAGGCGTACCGTACAGCGCACACGCAAATGCAACCGAACGCCATTCCCTTAGTATCGACCATGCCCGTCTCCGCCTTTCTTGAAGCCCATCGGCAAAACGATGGAGCATCTGGTGTTCGTCATGTCGCGCTGCGCATAGTGCATCACTTTCGACATGAACATATTCACACCGGCGGCGCTGAATTCATCGCCACTGCCCAGCTGCTTTTGCACGGCCTGTGTGCTGCCGATGACCGCCCCGGCGACGATGTCGTAGATTTCCTCCAGCGTACCGCAGCTGTGGATTTCCATGCCGCCTTTGTCCGTGACCCTTACCTCAAAATACACTTCACTCATGGTAAAACCTCCTCAGACGGTCACAGCCGCCTGCTCATTGATGGACTTCCAAATTGCCGGGCTGAGTGTCAGCACGTCGTACCCTGCCGCTTCCAGTTCCGTCGCGCGATCATAGCTTTTTACGTCCTGGCTGAACCGCGTAACCGCATTGCTCAGGCCGTACAGCGACAAATCGCCGCCAGCAATCAAGTGGCTGAGGATTCCCGCGCCCTCTTTCTCGCCAAACCCGATGTGCTTGCCCGTCAGTTCCACCACTTTCGGTACGTCCGTACCCGTGATGGGAACCTGCTTTGCCTGTCGCATGATGTCCAGTACCTTATCGAACTGGGTCTGATCCACCGTCGCGCTCACGATGTCACGCAGTTTCATCATAAACGCCCGGTCATCAGCTTTCAGCGTCTCGTCGCGGAACAACTCGCGGTTCTCGGAGAAATTCTGAATGCGACCGATGTGTCGCCGCTTCTCGCCCGCTGCGTTCACGACCATGCCGTTCGTGCAGACAAGGCGGTAAATAAGCGGCTGGACCACCACGCCACCAAGGCCGACCTCGCTGTTGGAAATCAGCATACCCGACTGCACGATGTCGCCGGGTACGACTTCCGCCTGTATGCGGGGATTCACGACCTTGATGTACATTCTGTCGTCCGTCACCTCGCAACTCTCAATGGTCGCATCGGGCATGCAAAACGCGCTGCTGTCGTACCCCTGCAACTTCGCGAGGTTTTGCAGGATGCTGGCAATCGGCCACGCTGCATCCTTGACGTACCGGCTGTCCCGCTGGGCCCGCAGAATGTCGTCTGCGATTTTCTCGTCCATCGGGAGGTCGATGCACGTCTCTGCGGTTTCGCCGTCCAACTTCGCCATGTGGTAGGTAATGCAAATGTACTTTCTCATTTCAAAGCTCCTTTCTGCCGCTTTGTTCAGACCTTTTTGCTCTCGGTGGCGATTGGTGTCGCCGTCGTCATCTTCCGTACTTCATCTCCGATTTCATCAAGCCGACTGCGCATTTCGTTGATTGCGCAGTTGATTTTGCGTTCTTCATCTTCAAGCTGCTCCATGCGCTTCGCCGTAGGCTTCATATCACGGAACACCTGCAACCCGCACAAGTCGTACAATTTGGCGGCTGTCTCTTTGTTCGGAATCGCCGGGTGGTAGGTATAAACGGGCTCCACGACCTCGTGATACTCTGTCGTGCTGATCTCGCGCTTTGCAAGCGCTGTGAATTCTTCGTATGTCATGGTTCAAGCCTCCTCGTTTTTAATGAATTTTCTAAGAGCGCCGTCCTCTGCATCGCCATCCAGCCACTTCTCGAATGCTTCTGGAAAGCGTCTTTCGATTTCATCCATGAGCCAGCCGCGTACCGCCGGGATGTTGTGGTCGCTGTTCGTAGTCGTCATCTCCCACAGGTCCAACAGCCGCTCCGTGCTGTAATGTTTCAGTTCCAGTACCGCATCCAT